GTACAAACAACTCAGCACCACTATCATCTTGGAGTTCACTGACTCTAGCATTTAAAGTATCAATAGATTCTAACGCATCGTTTAGCTTCCATTCTAATGCCGCAATTCTATTAGCATCTCTCACTGCTACTGTCTCGTTTCCCTGCGCTCTTTCTTTTAGAGCATCAGCTTTCTCACTTAGCTTCCGAATAAAACTCTCTCGATAATTCACATCGACTTGAACTCTATCATCAATATATTTCTTTATTACTACGTCTAGTTCTTGCATTAAGTTATTCATTTCACTTCTCCAATTTTAAGTTTAATTACCCGACTAACATTAATGCCTTGAGCGCTGACTCATATGACATAAACAATGGACTACCATAGTTGTCCTGACCCACATAATAGCTATTAGCTATGGGTTCGTGAGCCTTCCAAGTTTCTTTAGTTACACCATGTACATGATACATTGGCACTACTCTGCCTTTGTCGTATACTCTTACAAGATCAATTGACATCATGCTCATTTCACTTCTCCAATTAAATAAGTATAGTGAACTTCGCTAACATGATTAGCATCTCTCCACTTTGTAGACTTTGTAGCTAAGAAACTACACCAACTATCCCACAAATTCTCTGTACCATATTCATTACAAATTTGTATATAGTTTCTAATCTTTTTAGTATTAGCGTCTAAGCTCTTGATAGTCTTAGGGTTTTTAACTAACACGAAATCTTTAGCATCTAAGTTATACATCTTTAGATTATGACTATCCATGCAACCAACTAAACCTGCTGACAACTGACACATAAATCCTGCTTTAGCCATACCTAAACCATCAACTCGCAGGAATATTTTCATCAAGCTCATAGCTTTACTAGCATCTGTTTTATTACTATTGATTACTGCCATAACTTGAGCAAACATTTTATGCTTATTAGATTCTAAATATGTATAAGTATCTTTCTTAAAACCCCAAAGTGATTTAGCCTTTAGCTTATTAGTTTTAACATCTATCATCTGTTTGCCTATGTTTAACCAAGGCTGTCGAATACTCAGTCCTGCCATTAAAGTTGCATCAGACAAATTACTTGCTGATAGTTGTGCATACTGCTGAACTTTTACTGCATGATTCTGATACATAAAATACCTCGTTGGGTTGGTTGACGTTTTCCAAGCTACAGGGATCGAGAGTCAGTGTCAACTCCTTTCCCTGTGCATTATGCTGTTGTGAAAGAGTGCGCTACCCATATCCTACGAGTAACTCTATGAAGCTGATAGTGGTATAACATAACATTCCGATGATAAGAACTTCGCTGATCTTGGTAACTAATAGATTAGAATTTCTCATTATAACTCTCTCCATTCTAAGTTAACTACACTGGGGAAAAACTCTCTGTTAAAGTCACATGCTCCAACAACCCAAACTCTACCAGTACTGCTAGGTTTATGTGGTGGGTTGCCACCTTGTAGAATATAAGACTCACCTCTAAAACAAGTAACTACTTCTTTCTCTGTTGCAGGCTTTCCAGTTTCTTGGTGTACCAGTTCATAACCTTTCTTTATAATATTCATTATTCTATCCCCATTAGTTGGTTGTTTAATCTATCTAATTCTAAGCATAGAGATTCAGTAGTGCCTTCGTGCTTATAGATATGAATATCTTTCTTTACTCGATCATAATAACAAGATTCTATCTCATCTTTTATCTCTGATAAATCATACGATCCAAACTCATCACACCATTGATCTGGAGTACCGTACATCTCTTCACGGGTTAAGACATATAATGTATAATAATTTTTCATACTCTCATCTCCATAGCTTTATTTAATATATTTCTTTGTTCAGAACTCAAAGCACAAACACTCATAGGGTGCTTTCTTTCGTGCTTATATATTCTATTAGCGTTATCTAACGTAGGATTTAATTCAAATTTAACTATTAACTTTTCCATTATCGTCACCTTATAAATTCTATTAAGCCATCCATGGCTGATTATAATTCTATTTTTACTTGCTCAAGATAGCCAAGATAGCATCAAGCTTCGAGTCAACCTCAGAGACTTTAGTCTCAAGGGCAGTGATCCTGCCATCCATCTTCTTAGCTACGCTATTCACCGGAGTTGCTTTCTTCGGTGCAGCCTTCGGCTTCTTGACATCTAGTGCAATCTCAGCTTGCTGAACTGTCTGAGCTTTAGCTACCGTCTTCGCTTTAGCCTTTGGCTTGGCTTTAGCCTTCGGCTTCTGAATCAACTCAATAAATTGAGCCGGAACAACCTGATGTTCTCTGAAGTCTTGGACTTCACCGTGAGTCATAAAGCTATCTTGACCCCGATAGAAACTATTCAGAATGGCGTTGAACACCTTGGTCAATCCATATCGCTCCGAAGGAGCATTAGACTGAATATTTGCAAAGTGGCAAGCCACTCCATAAACCTGCTTAGCAGTAGCAATTTTGTTGCTGTCGATCATAAGAAAATTATTCATGGTGTATCTCCAAATTGGTTGCCGAGATTGGCTGGTTGTCGTTTTGACGTTTCCAAAGTTACGGATTTTGGTGGTCGGTGTCAACAACTTTCTAGCGCGTGAATTTACTTTGTAAATCGTGCGAAGAAAGCCTGCATCATCCAAGGCGCGAGGAAACACTGGATGAATGTACAGCTCCTTGATTATTCTATCGCTTGTCAGTAATGATATTACCATGCAGCCATATGCACATTGAAGACTTTTAAAGTCTTTAAACACGCGAGAGGATTTTGGCGGTTCTCCCTTCGGGAGTCTCTGAATTTAAAAATCTTTAAAACTTAATGGAAGGTTAATCTTTAGATTAAACAATCTGCTAAGCCTCTGAAATCCTTTAGGATTTTTAAAGAGATTCTAAAGAATCTTAAAAGTCTCTAAAGTCTTCTTAGTTCGTAAACCAGTGCTAAGACTCTGAAGCCTTTGAAGACTTTAAAAGTCTTTATGTGGGTGATGGGCTTGACAGGCTATAGAATCTATAAGACTTTTAAAGTCTTTAGGGGCGGGCAGGTCGCCATACCCCCTCCCCCCTATATATATACATGCATATACATTTTGCAGGGGAAATGGTTGTATACTAGATAGCGCCGCAGCTTTAAAGACTTTAAAGGGTAAACAAGAAGCTTAGACACCGCTACAAAAGGCTTTAAAACGGGGAGATAGATGAACACACATACGTGGCTACTAAATCTATGTATGTAACCCGGTGGGGTTAATATGATTATAGGGTCGTATGAGCACTTTGTCAATGAACAATTAAACTATTTACACGTATCTACTTGACAACACCCCGTATTCGCCCTATAATGTATATATATAATAGAGAAAGACTATCATCATGTCCAACAAGAAAGAACTAACAACCAAACAAGAAGCATTTCTAGAACATCTAGTATCTTGTGGAGGGGATGCTAAGCATGCAGCAGGTCTCGCAGGCTATGCTGAGAGCAGTTACCCCGCAGTTGTTAAGGCTTTAAAGACAGAGATACTAGATGTAGCTACAAATATACTAGCGCAGAGCGCACCTAAAGCTGCTTTAAAGCTTGTAAGTATCATGGACAGTGCAGAACCTATCCCACAAGCTAACATGCGTATACAAGCAGCACAGACCATTCTAGACCGTGTAGGCTTAGGCAAGACAGATAGACTAGATGTTACCGTTAATACTGCTGGTGGTTTGTTTATACTTCCCGCAAAGGTGGAGACAGTAATAGAAGGTACTTATGAGGAGGTCTAGTAGTACTATCCCGTTTGGATACGAACTAGATGAAGCAGACATGGCATTGCTTACTCCCGTTCCAGAGCAACTAGAAGCCTTAGACAAAGTTATACCTATGATTAGAGACCAGACCTTATCTTTACGAGAAGGTGCTTTGTTCCTAGAGTTTGAAACTGGAAGAAGTCTTTCTCACATGGGCTTAAAGAAGATAGTTGAAAAGCGAACATGAGTGATTGGGATGTTAACCCCGACAACTACGCAAAGGATGATAGCGGAGAGTTCATACTCAAAGTAGATGGAACCCCGCGTAAGAAATCAGGAAGAGCCAAAGGTTCCAAAGGCCGTGGATACACATTCCACTCCGAGACCAAAGCTAAGATGGACGCGAAGCGGTCTGTGCGCGAAAAACAAAAGAAGATGCAAGCAGCGCAGAACAAAGTAAACAGTTACAAGCAGTCCATCAAGACAACAACAAAGACATTAAACAAGCTCGAAGACAAAAGCCACACAACTGGCAACGTCTTAGAAGCTCCAGAGCTGAATGCACTCCCCGCAGCCTTAGCACAAGAGGTTAAAGAGGACGTTATCTTCAAGGCCAACGAAGGTCCACAAGAAGACTTCCTTGCAGCAAGCGAGACAGACGTTCTGTACGGTG